TTAGTAAACGTAAATGCAGTGAAGGTATGTTGTTAATGTTAGAATTGCAGGAAGCTTTCGACGAGTTAGGTTGGGAAGCAGGCGCTGAGTATGAAATCTGCACCGCAGGGTGTCAGACATATGAAATCGATGGGCATGGCACTAAGTGGTCTCCTAAGAAGGGCACCAAGAAGTGTAACAAGGATGCTTTTATTGTTATCAAAAGGACTGATCTAAATAGTTAGGTAGAGTCCTATGTCTGATGGCAAACAAAGGTTTACAATTTGAGCACGCTGTGATGTATTCTGCTATGAGTAGAGTCATCAATAAGACAACACAGAATCAAAAAGATTTTGATGATGCTGCTGGTCGCTATGGTCCTATCCCTAACGACATCAAGCAAGCCGCTGATCGAGTTGTAGAAAACTATGCACCATCTGGGACAGGTGCAAGACAACAATACTATTCTTCCTTCCAGAAAATGTCTGGTGGTGGAGAGGAGCCTAAGACTGACATCATGTTTAAGTCTGGCAGTACAAAATATAAATGCTCAATGAAATGGGGAGACTCTTTTCAACTCTCATCAGCGGGGGTTGATAAGAGTCTTCTTGTTTTGGAAAATGTTTTGAAGAAGACCGCCAAGGAGATGGGTGGTAGCACTGACGCTGAGACTCTAGGTTATCTACAGTTAGTCCTAGAGCAGATCGGTAACAAGTGTGAGAATGCAAAAGGCACTATCGCACAACCACAGGCCAAAGCAATCCTCTCTGATATCAAGAAGGCAGGTGGTTTGAATGAGCAACTGCAGGAGATCCTAGGGTCTAAGAAGAAACCTAATGGTGCTGAAGCATATGATAAATTCAAATATAATCTGACACATGAGTGTATGACTGGTGCTATCCTGTTTAACAATGATGACAGGGCAGCGTCTCACATAATGACAGAGGATGGAATCAAACCCATCGATGAGAAAGCAGTCCGTGACGTGATGAAGGTGGCAGGAGTCAGGGTCGCCCTTAAGGGCAGGGGTAAGGACAAAGTTACAGGTGTCCGTCAAAATGCCATTGTGATCCGATACGAGGTATAATACAGGTATGGCAAACACACACCTAGAGCACCTAGAGGATGACATCCTCAACCAAGGATCCAAGGGAGGTCACAACGCTATCGCATTCCTGCGCTCGCTGGGTGATATGCTTGGCAAACCTCAGTCCAACATGAAGGTCACTACTAAGTGGGACGGTGCTCCCGCTGTCATCTGTGGCATCCATCCTGGCACTGGTAACTTCTTCGTGGGCACCAAGGGTGTCTTCGCTAAGATGCCTAAGATCTGTGTGACTCATGAGGATGTTGACACATGGTATAGTGGTGCTCTGGCAGAGAAACTCAAGACTTGTCTTGATGAGTTACCTAAACTGGGTATCAAAGGTGTGCTGCAGGGTGACCTCCTCTTCACTAATGATACGATTATTAAGAATATCAACGGTGAGAAGTCTCTGGTCTTCCAACCTAACACCATCACCTATGCTGTGCCTGCTAATACAGACATGGCAAAGAGACTGCAAGCAGCGAAGGTGGGTATCGTATTCCACACCTCCTACAGTGGTGGTCCTACCCTCCGTGACATGAAGGCATCCTTTGGTGTCAATGTCAAGGGTATGCAGGGTGTGAAGAGTGTCGCTGTATTCTCTTCTAACTTCTCTGATGATAAGGGTAAGTCTTACTTCACCAATGCTGAGCGTATTCGTTACAACGCTGCTGTCAAGAAGGCAGAAGGATCTCTCAAGCAGGCATCTAAATTTCTAGACATCCTGCAGAAGACTGGCGACGGCAAGTTTATGCTTTCTCCTATGTTTAAGATCTACTTCAACACATACATCCGTCAAGGTAAGACATTCCCTAGTGCTGCATCAGTATCCAAAGGGTTTACTGACTTCTATAGTGCTGCACTTGACAAGGAGATCTCCCTCAAGAAGCAGGAGACAACTAAGAAGAAGTATCTTAAGATGAAAGAAGATGGACTGAAGTTTATCAAAGCAAACAACACTGCCATCTATATGACTGTTGCTTCCTACATGAATCTCACTGCTGCTAAGACTATGGTTATCAGACAACTAGAGAAGGTCCAAGGTATTGGCACCTACATTAAGACTGAGAATGGTTACAAAGTTACTGCACCAGAGGGTTTTGTTGCTATCAAGTCTGGTAGTGCATTGAAACTTGTGGATCGTCTGGAGTTTTCCAGAGCGAATTTCACCGTCGAGAAGAATTGGGGTTGATAAATAGAATATATGGCTGAGTTTTTTCAAAAACCAATGCGATTTATTACATTCATACGAGAGGCAGCGGAGGCAGCAAAGAAGCCTAAGAAACCCTCGACTTCTGCAAAGGGAAGATCCTCAGCAGCAGATAAAAAACTAGAAGACAAGCATGTCGCTATTACTTTTGGGAGGTTTAATCCTCCTCACGCAGGTCATGGTAAACTTCTTGATGCAGTCAAAGCGCACGGAGGAGACTCAGGCAATTACCGTATCTACCCTAGTAGAAGCCAGGACCATAAAAAGAATCCGCTGAGCGCACAGCAAAAGGTGGACCACATGCGTAAGATGTTTAAGGGTCATAAGGATGCTATCCAAAACAACGAAGCGCATAGAAATATCTTTGACATCCTTCGCGATCTGCATGACGAAGGACACGAGCATGTAACTATGGTGGTCGGAGACGACCGTGTGAAAGAGTTTGAGAAACTCGCCAACAAGTACAATGGTCTTCATTATGACTTCAAATCTATTAACATTAAGTCTGCAGGTGCTCGCGCTACTGATAGTGATGACCCTATCGAGAATCTGTCTGCATCAGCAATGCGGAAACATGCCCAAGGAGGAGATCACGACTCATTCCATATTGGGACTGGTGGATACAAGGACTCTAAGAAACTGATGGCAGATGTTATCCAAGGGATGACACCTCCACCTAAGGCGAAGAAGGGTAAGAAGGGTGAGTCTGTCCATGAATCTGTCTGGACATATGCTCCTAAACTTGACTTCGATGCCTTCCGTGACTACTACATGCTCAACCAGATCTATAAGGTTGGTGCTATCGTAGAGCATGACGACAGTGGTGTGATCGGTAAGATCGTCCACCGTGGTCCTAACTACATCATCATGGAAGATGGTCTAGGTGGTGAGCATCGTGCATGGTTACAGCATGTCACAGAGATGACTGATGCTGAGACACAGGCAGTTGCTGCTGACACTACTAAGGATCAAAGCAACTACAGTGCTGATGATGGCAGTGGTAACACTTGGAAAGCAGGGACTGACCGCTACCGTGAAGCACTACAGAATATGACTCCTGGTCAGAAGCCTGTTAAATTCTCAGAGTTTAACGCTTCGATTAGAAAAACTGCTGAAACTAAATAGTATTACGAAATTCATTTCGGTTTAGAAACATGACGTTAGAAATGCTGGTGTCTGCGGCACTGATGGATTACAATCCTACCGAGCAGGCATATATCCTCAAGGCAATCGAAGAAGATAAACTTCCCGACTCCAAGAGACTCCACGATGGAGTCATGAAAGTCATGGAGGCATTCGATGCTTACGAGCCTACAGTAGAGGGCTACGCAGGATTCAAAATTGATCGTAACTCTGTTGCAAAGAAGAAAGCAGAGTATAAAGATGACCGAAATGTAGGTCGCGTTGTCAATGCTGGTGGAGACTCTATGCTCATCACTGGTAAGAAGGCAGACGGTCGTTACATTGTCGTCGGTAAGAAAGGCGAGAAGTCAGCAAGAGATGCTGCTGACCTAGGTGTCACCAAGAAAGAAGAAGTGGTTGGCATCGACATCGACGATCTCCATCAACAAATGCTTGAAGGTCTCAAGCAAGCACGCGCTAACGTGGGTGCTAGTAAGTGCTGGGACGGATACAAAGCAAAGGGCACAAAGAAAAAGGGTGGTAAAGAAGTCCCTAACTGTGTCAAAGAAGAAGAACTTGACGAGATTTACAAGGGTAAGCACGGTCAGTCCGAGAAAGAGTATCAGGACAGTCGCTCTGATGGCGGCAAGATGGTTTCTGGTGATAGCAAGCGCAGTGGTGCTGCATACTCCTCTCGTGCTGTTAAAAACACTGGTCCTAATCCCGCTGGTGGCAGCAAGAAACCTCAGGGTCAAGGTCGTATGACCTCTGGTCAGAGGACAGAACTGCAATACCGTAAAGCAAATCTCAAAAAGAGCAACGAAGAGTTTATAAATAAACTGTCCGCTTCGGGCATGTTTACTGAAGCAGAGTTGCAAAAGATGGGGGAGATGGAATGAAACCCGTTGGTCACAAAGAATCATCTCTAAAGACAACCAAAAAAGGAAATGTCACCATCAATCCAAAGAAAGAGGATCTTATGTCCGAACATTTAAGAAGTAGAATCTTGAGTAACGTTGAGTCACTCAAGGAAGCTGCCAAAAAGAAAGACAAACACATCAAGGCTGCCAAGGCAGGT